TCAAATACAGAATGGTTGCCTGAAGCACTTCTTTTTTTAATCCAAACCCAGTCAGGCTTTAAATCACTATTACCATCATTGCCTATTGAATGTGCTGAACCATCACCAGTATAAAGAGCAGTCTGAAAATGTGCTGATGGATCGTCTATATTTGTATAAGCCATTATCCGTACTCCGCTAAATTTTTAGTGCAAATTGCATAGTAACCACTAGGCGGCGCATATTCAAAAGTTCCGTAGCCATTGGCATCACTTGCTGCGCTTGATATTGAAAAAGATGTATAGCCACCAAAGTTACATTCAAAAGTATTTGCGTTATAGCCTACAACCTTTGGAAAGTAGCCATCTTCTTTGACTGGTAAAAATGCACCACCTGTTCCATTAATAGAAAGTCCTGCCATTAAATTGCCTTCACTAGAATTGTTTTTATAAACTTCCATAGTGGGTGGAGTTGCATCCATATCTAAAGCAAATGAAATTATATCTCCATCTGTATAACCACTTCCAAAGCTAGAAGCACTTGCATTATTATATCTTTGAGGACCTTGAGCATAATAAATACATCCTTGTAATGTGTAATCAGCATCCCAGTAAAAAGGCATAGTTACACCTATTGCTGTAACTCCATTTACATCTGTTGCCTTGACCTCCCAATACCATTTGCCTGATGTAACACCGAAAGTTGAGTTAGCAATTTTGTATGCAGCAGCAGTATTTACAGCTTTAGTTCCACCTTCAGTTATTGGTAAATAATTTGCTGGACCTGCGTTAGCCATCAAAGGATTAAGCGTACAAAAGCTGTTGGTAGGCGTGTCCGTAGCTTGGTCGGCTGATGTGATGTTGACTAGAGAAAAGTTATTGCTGTTACCACTAGCATCATTACCTAAATCAGAAGCATCAGCAAAATCTAAAAAGAATCCATTCACTGAATCTGGAGGACTTATACCGCTGATATTTTTAGGTTTCCAAATACCACTATCATCATCAAATTCACCAAAGTCTGTTACAGATGGCGGTGTTCCACCTGACCCATAAACTTGTGCTATGTATCCTGAAAACATTTGTGAATTTGAGCTTTCTATTTCTCTACCACCTAATATATTTGCATAGTTTCTATTGAAACCCAGTACAGCATCTTCAGCAGGATTACTAACAGTAGTGTAGTCTCCAATAGCAATTAAATTGCCATTAACATAAACTTTAATTCTATCGTTTGCTGTTGATTGAGTTGTGTCAATTTGAAAAAACAAATGATACCAAGCAGAAGTGTCTCTAAATACTTGAGTTGTTAGTCTCCAATTACTATTAACATTTCTAACTTGTAATCTGTCACTACTGTCAAAACTTAAATCTAATCTAGTTGAATTAGAGCCACCATTACCAAGCAACATAAAGGTTTGTGCTGTACCTAGTTCAGTTCTTTTAAGCCAAATATTAAAAGCCATTCTATAAAGGTCTGAACCACTTTGACTTGAAGTAAACTTCATATACTCAGTATTATCAGCTTCAAATTTTACAGAGTTATCAATATCAAAGCCAGTAGATATGCTTCCTCTATTTGCTGTACGCTGTAGCGTTTCCATATTATGTTTGTGCTAGGTTTTGAACTCTACCGATTTCCTGCCACACGCTGCCATTATATCTAAAGGCTAGTATGTCTGTTTTGTTGGCTGTTGCTGTAATTGTAGGAGCTGTACTGGCAGCAAATTCAAAAACTGTGTTCCAAGCTATTGTTCTAGCTGTACCGCCTTGTGCTATTTCTACAGAAATAATTGCACCTTCTACAGCGTTACTGGGGGCTGAAAACGTGGTGTTCTCAGTTGTAACATGATATGCGTTTGCGGCTGCTCTAGCGTCCCAAGCTACTGCATTAGAGCTTGAGGTAATAGCTACTTGGCTAATGTTAGCTGAAGTAGACGCTGTAACTTTTTTAGGCATAGTAACAAACTGGTTTTCATCTACGGATATGGCAGGGGTTGTACCTACTGCTGAACCAAGACCTATAACTAAATCATCGGCACTATCATCCAGTCCTACATAATAATCTTGAGCATTACCGTCAAATACTATTTTAGTATCTTCGGCTGTTGCATCACCTATGGTAAGAGTTGTACCGTTAATGGATAAGCTATCTGTAACTGCTAAGTCAGTAAATACATCTAATACTGCTGCTCCGCTTCCTGCTCCATCTAATTGGACAACAGCAACTTCGCCATTTCCCATGGTTACATTAGCTCCAGAGCCCTGTGAAATAATTATATTTTGAGATCCACTAGTAGCGTTTTCTATAATTTGTACCCTTTTCATGGTGTTTGGACCAATCGTAATAGTACAGGCTGAATCTAACGTGCCTGTATATTTAAGATAAAAAGCTCGACCTGCGTCTGCTGTTCCATCTGCTACTGTGGTCGCGTGAGTATCTGCGTTAGTAGTTATAGCTTCAGTACCTATACCTAAAGCTTCACCAATTAATTCCAGATTAGTGTTAGTAGAAGTACCCCAAGTCCCAGACTCATCACCTGTAGCGATTTCTTTGAGCCTTAAATTATTTACATAAGTTGCCATTTCTCACCTCTAAGCATTTATTATGCCATTTTATTATATATTAAACCAAAAAGAGCAAAGTTTATAGTTTTTGAAACAATTATGCTGCAACTTCTCTCCAGTTAGCTGTTTGGTCATCTTTAACTGGTGACCAAATATTTGTCGTACCCACTACACCCGTAGCTGATACACCTGTTATTGTAACATTAGCTTTACAGTTAAAGGTTGGATCTCCAACTAATCCTTCGGTATTACCAAATACATTTATCACAAACCTATTATCAGTTTTTGTGGTTGCAGTACCTAAGGCTGAGGTACCCGCTTGTCCTGTTGGAGTTTGCTTGGCTTTAGCTACGGTAGTAAGTGATCCTACTCCACCTGTGGCTCCTAAACCTGAAGGACTTACATTAGCTTCTGCGTCAGTTGTAGCTGTTCCTAAAGCAGAAGTTCCTGCTAAACCTGAAACATTTAAAGTATTGTTTGAAACTGTAGTTGCTGTACCTAAAGCAGAAGTTCCTGCTAAACCATTTACGCCTACAACACCACCTGCATCTACTGCAACACCACCATTAGTGGCTGTAACACTAAAACCTGTAAGAGTAATTGTTGCTTCTGCATCAGTTGTTATTGTGCCTAATGCGGATGTGGCTGATAAACCACTAAGTGTGACTGGTATAGCTTCGCCCCATGTGAGTTGACCCCACGTGCCTCGACCCCAACCGTTAACGATAGCCATTTAAGGCTAGGCGATTCTTATAATCGCTGTAGAAGCCGCTGCTGCTGGAAAGACAATAGTAAAGTCTCCTGCAGTTGAAGTTTTATCGCCACCAAAATCAATAGTAGCTACTGATCTATCAGAATTTGTGTCGTTATAAATCAAACAACCCCTAGCAGTAACAGTCGCTGTACCAAATGTTAAATCAGCAAAATCAGTAAAACCTGTAGTTCCTGAACTTGTTGGATTAATATTTGTTAAAGCTGAACCACCCGCAGTATAGTTTGTTCCTGATGATTCTTGACTTGTGCTATAAGCTGTAGTAGTAGCACCCATTGTTGCTGAGCTAGTGTATAAAGCTAATTTAAATGAATTACCGCCAGACGCTAAAAAATTATGTTTAGCTTCTAATAGTTCTTTCTTAAAACTAGTTGTAAGTGTTGATGATATTGCCATGTTAAATCTCCTTCAATATTTTAGCTAGGTCTTCGTGACCTTGTTGTTCTAATAGGTTACGCATCGTGCATCGTTCACTATTGATTGCTTGTTTAATATAGTAAATGATTGCGTTGTAAATAGCTAGTTTATATGCTTCTGCTTGTTGTCTTACGTGAGGAGCAGCATCTTCACTTATTCCACAGATTCTATTAGTTAATTGTTCTGCCCAAAATTCAGGCGGGTGTCCTCTATTTTGTTGTGTTTCAACTGTAATAGAACCGACATTTCCTAAAGTTATATTATCTATCATATTAATATCTTTTTGCTTCTGGGGGTGTATCTAGCACAGTTCTTATTTCTGTGATGTTTTTTAATTTTTCTTCTTGCATCATTTTATTGTATTCAGAAAGTTTAACTTGGTGATATGTTTTTTGATCATCCAGAATTATAATATCAGGATCGTCAAGTCTGTGATAGCCATAAACTCTTTTTTCTATAGGACAATCTGTATCTAATAAACCTGATCTAGCTGCAACATTTACAGTCATTCCTCTTTCTATACATTTAGCTAACCAAAATTCACAACAAGCTTTTCCTGCTTCTGCAAAATGTAAATTACCTCTATAACTAAAATCTATACCAAACAAGTTGATACTTCCAACTTTATTGTATAAAGCAAAAGCAAAAGCAAAAGGCACGGTGTTGTTTAAGTACGCACAATCTGCGTCTTGTACAACGTCTTGTAAAGGGTAAAGCACTGCAGAAGGACATCTGGGATCTAGTTCACAGGTGTATATAGGCATATCAGCAACAGGTAGCCATCGTCTCATAATATCTGTTTGACTTCCTGCGTCGTCTGTATCCATAAACCTACTAACTGGATCTAGCATAAAAATTCTATCACATTTAGTAATAGCTCCCATACAATTTATTCCCCAAACTTCGTCATAAGTTTTTGAATGAACTAAACTAAGATGAAAATCTAATTGACTTTCACCCATAGCAACTATTGCAATGTTTTTTCCTTCGAGTTCTTTTATCCTCATGCTTGAGGTTCTCTCCTTATTTCATCGTATCTGGTTTGATCTCTTGTTGATGTAAGTTGTGTTTCGCCTAGGTTTTTTAAACTTACTAAAGCTTCTACAAACTTAGACTCATATGCAGGTATTATTTCATAATTTTTAAGATAAGTACAGGCTTCAACTAAACTTCCATACAATAAAGCATTAGGAGCATTTTCAGATAACCATGTTGTTTCACTGCCTGAGGTAGTTGTAAGGGAGGGGGGTCTATGATAATAATGTAATTCAACTTCATAAGCTGCATCAGGACTAGGAGCAATAATAAAAGTATTATCGTCAAACTCAGCATAGTATTTAGGTAACCCTGTTGTAGTTGGATTAGGAGTATAGTCTCTAATAAAAGAAACGTTTTTTAATAATAAATAGCTATAATTACTACTGCTGTCAATTACTGCTAAACTAAAAGGCGATAAATAATCAGCAGGTGTTTCTAAATAAGGACCTGAAGCTGTAAGATTACCTACTTGATTTTTTCTAAAATCATTTAATTGAACGTTTTTTAAAATACGTTCTTCGGCTGTTGTTATAAACGTAGGTAAATTACTTACAAAACTAGTTTCGGTACTGTCAAGATAATCTTGTATAGCTGTTTTTAATGTTGTATATGTAAAACTCATGTTGTATATATTATACCTCCCATTCCACTATGGTTAGTGCAATAATAATATAAAGTTGGTGCGTCAGACGCTACTTCAATTTGAGTGTAAGCTCCTGAACTTCCAGGAGTGCCGCTTGTAGTAACACCTGTTGTATATTCAGACCCTCCTCCATGCGTACCGTTTGAGGTTGTTGATATTCTTAACGGATGACTGCTATTAGTGCTGTCTGATTGATCAAATTTATATGTTTGTCCTTCGGTTAATGTTAAAGCTGCTGCTCTTGAACCGTCTATATAAAAATAATTTGAACCTAAATAACTTGCTACAGTTATTGTATAAGTGGTTATAGATGGAGACGGGGTAGGACTTGGACTAGGTGTTGCTGCTACTCCTGATATTGTTATTTCTCCTACACTTCCAGTTAATGGAGGAACTATATACATAGAACCTATTGTGTCGCTATTTTCTGCCCACATAATAGGAGCACTTATACCCGCAGAGTTTACAGGATTAGAAACTATAGCGTAGCCTTGTCCTGTTGTTGGAGCGGGAACATCTGGTCTAGGTCTCCAAAGAAGTTCTGCATCTGCTCCAATACTAGGAGGATCTAATTGTGGGTGTTTAGGTTCGTAACACTCTCGACAAACTCTATTGTTTTCCCAAGTACCTCTAGCTTGTTTATATGGATATCTAAATCCACAAGTGTCGCAAATAAAGTAAGCATATTTTCCTGAAGCGTAAGCCATTAGATATATTCTTGTTTAGGAACTAATCTTATATTAGAACGATCCTCATCATAGCGTAAAGCATTAGCTAAATCTCTTTCATATAAATCTTGTATAACAGGAAGTTTTTGAACGTTTTTCTTTATACAAAGATAATAAGCTAGTCCAGATACTAAACAAGGCATAAATCTTGTAGGTATATCTACATCATTAAGCGAAGCCGCAGCATCCTCTATTGTACGCCATACATAGTAAATGAGTTTGTCCGTTGAGTTCTCGGGCGTTGGATAAAGATGAATAACTGGTGATTTTTTACGTTCTAACCAAAACTCTGTAGAACGTGCTTTAGTTGCTTTATTAGGAATACCTACGTATTCGTTTCGATCTATTCTGTCTAGGGGGTAATCAGTTACAACACCTCCTACTGTTCTTTCTACGTAAGCGTCTAGAACATCAATATCGTAAGAATTTAAAGTATACTCATTCGTGCCTTCTGTAAGAGTTAACTCTATTTTAGTTACCTCCCACATCTGAATACCTCTGTTTGACCAATCGGCAAACATTATATTCATGGAACGACGTGCTGTAACAGCATCATAAGACGTACGAGCTTCTAATCCTGCAAGTTCGTACGCCTCTTCGATTGCGGTCGCTACATCTAAACTAAATGCACGAGTTCCCGAGGTTGCCATGTTAGTTGTAGTATGCTACAAAAAAGTCGCAGTTAGCCAACACAACATAAGCCCCTGTATCAAATTTTACTCCGTCGTTAGGCAAATAATGGTCAAAAGACTCATTTGCTGCTGAACCGAACTTAAATTCAATAAGTAACTTAGTCCCACTTGCACCCGTTCCGTCATAGATTTTTATAGAACCGTCTGCAGCACTTGCTTGTGCTTGAACAGACTGAATCCTTATTGGACCTAAATTAGTAGCAGTACCTGCTCCAGCTCCTATGAACCCTTGTAGTTGTCCTGTGGCACTGAGAGCTACGGTCGCTTTTACATCTGATGAACTCATATTAATCTCCTATATTAAGATTAAGCGTCAGCAAATGGTGTAACTAAAGTTCCTGACCCTAAAATAATTCCTTCTACTGAGTATTTAGCACTTCCCATAGCAGTAACTTTAACGATACTACCTGCAAGTCCGCCTTTAGTAGAACCATTCATTGTGATAACATCGTTAGATGCACCAGAAATAAAAGTTTTACCTGTTGCGTCTGTTACACCAGTGTAAAGTCCACCTACAAAC